GCTTTGATGTTTGTGACCGTTATCGTACTCATGCTAGGCCTCCAAATGCTACAGTAACGTGCCTTGCGTCTTGATACGCACTGCCATCGTAACTGTTTGTACTCCAACCAGTAGCTGCAATATCAGCCACCCACCATTGGTCATAGTTATTGTTATTTAAACTTAGTTGCGGAACATATGTTGTAGTGGCAAAATTAGAAGTCACATTGTGAGTTCGTTGACCTGTGCCACTATCTGTTAAAGAACTTATATTGAAGCTTTCGTTAATTGTCGTACCATCCGCAGTGGTATTGTTATATGCTTTAGCAGCAGTTTGCTTAGTCAGCGTAACAGGGCCAGTGCCAGCCGCATCACTTATCGTTGTAACTCGTATCTCAGACAATGGACAAGTTCCCCCCTGTTGTAATGGTTATTGTTTTACCACTCGCCACAGCAAGAGGTCCGGTGCAGGAGGCATTCTCTGTCGCGTCTATTGTAACGTCACTATTCAGAGTCTGCTCGTTAATTCTAAAAATATCACCGCCAGCGCTGGTCTGACCAATTTCGCCGCGCTCACCCTTAAACAATCCACCAACTGTGTTTGCTGCGGGAACAATACTAGCGGCTGGTGGACCTAAATGAACAACGTAAATGTTGCTAGTTCCTGTAGGAGGTGCCGAAGTAAAAGAAAGCGTAGTGCCTACACATGTGTACGCGACTCCGGGATCTTGAACGACATTCTCTACAACCACACGAAGCGAGTTGTTATTACCTGCTTTAGACAATGTAAAATCGGTAGTAGAAGCGTCCCCACTAAAAGTATCCTTCGTGGTGCTTGTGTATGCTAGTGCAGGGCCGTTACCTAAATATGGCATCTATACACTCCTATGCAGCAATCTCTAGAATACTCAAGATAGCATCGACTGACGATGCAGTATCCGACACAACCTTAATCTGATCGTTATGCTCCATAACAACCTTTTGATCCCCACCAATCGGGATCAACGCACCACCGCTTGGGATCGGTGCATCTTTAATAATATGGATTGTATCACCCGCTTGAGTGTTCAAAGTAACAGTTACAGTTATCTGAGAGGCTGTTACATTAGCCAGAGCCAAACCAATTGCTGTGGTTTGAACATCCAGAAGAACCTGATAACCACCAACAGCCGTAGCAGTGGTGCCTATGCTTGCTGAAATCTTTCGTTTGAAGGTATTTGTTGCCATCTAACTATCCTAACGCAATTGATAATGCGACAGCAGTACCCGCCGCGTCTACATTTAAACCAGTCTGAGCCTTGCCTTGTGCCGTGGCGTCCGCCATGCTCAAGTCTGTCAATCCTGTTGCTACACCACCTGTAATCTCAGGATTTGACATTGCCAGAGTATCGCTCAAGCTTATCATATTTGCCCCTGATCCGCTACCATCACCGTACACAATGCTGACTTTTCCTGTTCCCGGCACTGTAACATTAGTTCCGCTACCCTGTGTAACGATTATATTTCTATCCGCAGTTAATGAATTTTTAAAGATAAAAAACGCCTGAGTTGTGTTTGGTGCTATTGTTAGCGTAACATCACTGCCAAGATCTGAACCAGAATCTACGAACTCAACAACACGATACATACCGTCTGATGCGTTGCTCGATCCAGAAGACGGAGAGCCAGGTCTAACAGTTAATGTATGTGTTGCACCAGATACCGTTACGCTTTTGTATCCAGCCAACCGATCAAATATATCAAAATTATGGTTTGTGGTAGTACCCCATGTACCAGATTGCTCACCAGTACCCGGTTTTTCAATCGCAAAGTTTGTTGTAAACGTACTAGCCATATATTTCTCCTATGCTACGTCTTTCCATGCGGCTGCTTGTAAACGATCACCGGGAACAAAACCTCTAGGCGCTCCTTCAGCCTCCTTATAAGAAGGACTGGATAATGGATCGCCGGGCTGCGTACCGGGTACAGGCGGTTGAAAATTCGGAACTTGATCTGGAACAACTTGACCATATACCCTAACATTTCCTATACTTCCTGTTACTTCTTCGCCAGTTACGATAGCATCTGCGTTTGCTTGTACCGTTACATTACCAACATTTGTCGCACTTGCCAATCCCGTTGTTAAAAACTCTACCGAAATACCTGCAATGACGGTGCCTACAAATCCTCTGACAAAAGCAAAATCAGAGGTAACAGAAACATTCGCCGCTGCATCAACTGTAGCCGTGCCAACCGTGCCAGTAGCCTCAGAGCCTGTAACCGCTACGCTAGCCGCCGCGTCTATTGTGACACTTCCAACGCCGCCTGTAGCAGCAATACCTGTCTCTGGAACGTTGGCTGCACCTGTGACCGTTACAGAATCTAGCCCACCTGTAGCAGCAGAACCCGTAACACCAACGTCCGCTTCCGCTGCAACCGTAACACTACCAACAGCACTTGTAGCCGAAATACCTGTTTCTGGAACAATTGCATCACCGCTAATCGTCGGTGATCCTACGGCTCCCGTACCCGCAGATCCCGCTGCGGAAATGTTTGCTGTACCTGTGACAACAACAGAACCTACAGAGCCTGTGCTTGTAGAGCCTGTAACCCCTACATCAGCCGCAGCCGCAACGACAACAGAGCCAACGCCACTTGTAGCCGCCAGCCCTGTTTCTGGAACATTAGCTTCTGCAACAACAGAAACAGATCCAACCGCACCTGTTCCTGCCACTCCCGTAACAACAACTGGAATGGATTCGCCCCAAGTCCCTTGGGACCATGTACCTCTATTCCATCCAGCAATTATTGCCATAGGACTTTACCTTTAGGCGATACGGATAATAGCGTTACTCGCGTCCGCTGTTGGAAACTGAATAGTAAAGTCACCAGCAGTCGATGTCTTATCGCCACCAAACGCCAATACAATAACAGAATCCACCGTACCTGATCCGCCACCAGTTGTGGTGTTATATATCAAAGCACCGTTTGCTGTAATTGTCGCCGTTGAAAACGTTGAATCAGCAAAATCAGTAAAAGCTGTTGTACCACTTGTACTAGGATCTACTCTTGTTAAGGTGTTTCCACCAGCAGAATAACCCGTGCCACTAACCTCGTTTGAAGTAGCATAACCAGTAGTAGAAGCATCTAATGATGCAGATGAAGTATATAGGGCAATCTTAAAAGTATGCCCTCCTGAGTTTTTAAAGTTGTGCCCTGCTTCAAGAAGTTCTTGCTTGAAAGAGGTACACATTGCTTGCGTGATCGCCATGTTATAATCTCCTTATTGCGTCAGCCAGTTCTGGATGCCCTGCATCTATAAGGGCATTATACACGGTTGTGCGGTCACTGCGAATAGCTTCGCGCATATAAAATGCAACCACCTTTTCCATGTGCTTTTGGAACGCTCGTGCTTGATCTCTGATAGCTGGATGTGCGTTATCCGACACGCTAATCAGTTTTTCCACACAGCGTTCTGCAACCTCATCGGGGGTAAATCCTCGATTCTGTGTTGTTTGTACGTTGACGATAGGATCGTCTGGAATATCAAAATTAAGTTTAAACATTATTGTTTCGGCCTCACTACTTTACCAACGCGATAGTCTTGCGTGGTTTCTTTTGCTTCCCCTAGCATTTTCAACCCAATTATCGCTTCGTTAAACCTCTGGTTATACAGTGCCATTATATCTGGCTCACCCTTCATAAAGATATACGCCTCAACAAGTGAACCATATAATAACGCTAACTCTGCATTCTCACTTAACCAAGATGTATCCGTTCCCGCACCAGAAGTCAGACTAGCAGGTCTATACAAATACTGCACTTCTGCATCATATGCTACATCTGGCGTTGGAGCTAAAATAAAGTTACCCACATCAAATTGAGCGTAGTATCTTGGTTTACCTCGAACAGTATAATCAGGATGAAATGCTTCAATAAAAGACAAATCTTTAAATTCTAAATATTCTTTTGCGTCACTTCCTGCGGCACTATTATAAATACTTAAAGAAAAGGGGGCTAAAAAATCACTGGGCGCACCAAGATACTGATTGCCAACAGCCATAGAGCCAACCTGATTCCGCATAAATAAATTTAACTGCACATTTTTTAATATGCGCTCTTCAGCAGCCCTAATAAAAATAGGAAGATTATTTACGAAAGTCGTTTCAGAATTTTCTGTATAATCCTGTATCGCTTGCTTCAAACTATCAAATGTAAAACTCATGGTGTGTTCGCTTGGCCTCCCATACCTGAATGGTTGGTGCAATAATAATACAATGTTGGGGCACCCGATGCCACCGTTATTTCTGTGTACGATCCTAAACTACCCGGAGTTCCGCTTGTAACAACTCCCGTGGTATAAGCTACACCCGAATTATGTGTCCCGTCCAAAGTCGTTGAAAACTGTAAAGGATGCCCACTATTACTAGAATCGCTCTGATCAAAACGGTATATATTACCCTCTAACAAATTTAGAGTCTGTTGCGCCGTGCCTCCAATGTAATAGACATTACCACTGCCTGGGTTAGCTACGCTAATGTAAAACGTTGTAACGTTTGTAGAAAGAGAAACAGACGCTACTCCACCCGTAGCAACCGAGCCTGTAAGAGCTTGATTTACCGTAGCGGGAAGCTGAACAGTAACACTACCAACTGACCCAAGTGCTTGTGCACCTAGCGTTTTAGGTAAAAACACCGTGACAGTTCCAACTGACCCCGTCGCAACAAGATCATTCTCTTCAATTATTCCTGGTATTGTTTTGAAACCTACAGGATTAAATCCATATTGTAGTGCTCTTTGCTCTGACAAACCTGTCTCTGGACGTGGATCTCTCAACGCCTGTGGATCTGTGCCTACACGAGGGGGTCTAAGCTGCGGATGTTTTGGTTCAAACTCATCCTTACCTACAAGTAGTCCGTTCCACTCCTTACGCATGTCTCTGAGTCGATACCGAAAACCAGATCGATCTGATATACCAAAAGCTTTTTTACCGGACGCAAACGCCATTAGACCCTCAAGTATTGTATACTAGGTTGTAGTTTCAGAGGTGTTCTATCCTCATCCTCATCAGAAGCACGTTGGAACTCCTCCTCATAAACAGACTTTAATAACTGAATCCGCTCTGGAGCACGTTTCATCGCCAAGTAGTATGCTAGTCCAGCCACCATGCAAGGATAGAAACGAAAAGGCATATCAGTAGTATTAGTAAGAGTATCAGCATCTTCGATTCGTCGCACATAATAATAAACTATCTGATCTGTTGAGTTTTCTGGGGTAGCCCAGAGATTAATAACGGGGTCAATTTTTCTGTCAAAGTAATACTGACTTGGACGAGCTTCCGTAGTCTTATTAGGAACCGTTAGATATTCACCCCTACTAATTCTGCTCAGTTCAAAGTCCGTACCATCACGTCGTAACACCACTTCAAGAAGATCTATTACATCAGAGGTCAACGTCTCTTGGGCCTGGCCCTTAGTAAGCGTAAGCGTTGCTTGCTGTATAGTCCAGAGATTCAAACCTCTGTTCGCCCACTCTGCAAACATCAGGTTAAGAGACCGACGAGCAGTCTTTGCATCGTAGCCTGTACGTACCTCTATTCCGCATCTTTCATACGCTTCTTCGATGATGTCAGCTACATCTAGTTCGAAGTCTCTTGATCCTGAAGTTGCCATAGCTTAACTCATATGTGGTTTCTGGTTAGTCTTAGTTATCGCGGCTCCACCGTTCGCATATCGTCTTGTGTTAAAACCTCTATCCTTTGGAGCATCACGACCATAAGCTTTAATCAACTTGAAATCTTTCATAATCGCAGCTTCTTCTTTTAGCTGTTTATTTTTTGATTTTTTAATCACACCTTTGGTTTCTTTTACTTCTTGTTCTTTTCCAGACTCGCCTCTGTCCTTATATTTTCTAGAAAGATTAGCCCTTTTTTTATTTTCTTCTCTTATTATTTTAAGCTGTCTGTCTGTGCCAGCGTCTGAGGCTATCCTTCTTAATTTATCAGAACTAAGAGTTCCTCCTCCGTCACCAAATTTTCTTTTGGCTTGACCACCAGCTTTTAACTTTACACCTCGTCCTTTTAAAACATCTTTCTGGGTAACTTTACCGTCACCAGTTAAATCAGGAAACTTTTTAGCCATCTTTTTCATCCTCGTTGTATAGGTTATCAAACACTCGATTTACATCTAGTGTATAGTCTAAATCACTTTTTGAATAGTGTATATGTTGTGAGGGTTTAAAATCAGGGGCACCCTCTCCCAACGCAAACCAAGCTGGATGCGTTACACGCACTCGGTTATTTGGTAGCGCAACAATATTACCCGTCCATTCTCCAGCATCTAAAAGCTGTAAAACATGACTCTGTTTATGCTGTGCAGGATCATCACCGATCTCGCTTTCAGTGTAATCCACAGTAAACAAATACTTAGCAGGGAACATCTGACCATCGATCTTAGCTAACCAAGGACACGGTGTAGCCCTGTCCAAAACATAAACAGAATGATTATGTGAGGAACAATCCCAAGGCTGTGCGTCATGTGTCGCCATGGGTTCGGGCCATTCTTCTAAAGGTATATCTGCAACCAAGGCAGTTATAGGCATCCTGGCCCACATTGCACCGCCGTGAATTGTATCTTCCTCCTCGTCTTCAGCTTCACATCCTGTGAAGATTACTTGGAAACTCAGAGATCTATTCGGTATGGTTGTAACTGCAACCACCATCGCATGGAGAAACTCGCCGTGATATTTCTCATGATTATGGGTGTACTCACGACGAACCCAAGCCTTGAAATAAGGTATGTTGCTTTGTAGGTATGACATCTGTTCAGAATATTCTTACTTTTCCGCCGATCACGCCGCCTTTAGACATCATCTTGCCACCAAGACGATATCCTTTTTTCATCTTACCGCCAGCTTTGTAGCCCTTGGTCTTCATCTTACCGCCAGCCTTATAGCCTTTAGTCTTCATCTTACCACCGACTGAGTAGCCCTTGGTCTTCATTTTTCCGCCGCCACGGAATCCTTTCTTTTTCATCATGATGTTTCTCCTTTAGAAAATTCTTACACCTCTGGTGGCTACTAAACCACCACCACTAGCCTTCCAACTTATTCGTTTAGAAGACTTCTTCTTCTTTGCAGCAGAAGTACACTGCGCCATTGTAGGTCTACAAGCCGGATAACCTCTGCGTTTCTCACCCTTTTGACGACCACAAGGTTTGCCTGTCTTACAGTCTACCCAACCTTTGCCGTCATTTTGTCCGAACCATTCACGAAGGGAGTTCTTTGCCATTAGAATATCCTCGTAACCTGTCGTTTCTTTTCTTGCATAGCAGGGCCACAACCAGCGGCGATAAACCCACCGTTTTTAAGATTTCTTCTTGGGGGTCTTTTAGGGTTATCGATAGCCGAAACCACACCGCCTTCAGCAGCTTTCTTAGTAGAGTTTCCCCAATTGCTTGCCCCGACCTTGCGACACTTTGATAGTGCCCCCGAAGCGTACGCGCTGGGCCACACCTTGTACCGAGCTTTTACCTTGTGATAACAAGCGTCTTTTTTTGATTTCTTCTTTGCCATTAGTTCGTCTCCGAGGTGACTTGGATACTTGGAATGATGTTTGTCCACGACTTATCAAAGCTAAATTTCCTTTCCGTCAGTTCTTCTACAGACTGAACCAGGTGATCGATCTTTACATCCATGACCTCTGTTCTTTTGTCCACACTAACTAGGGTGGTAATCATCCAGACAAGACCAATAGATGAAAGGGATAAACCCGCGCCCCAAAATAAAAGCTGTACGTTTCTATCCATTTGTTTCACCACATTTTGCAAGACCAATACCTGGCCTTTAACTTATCCAATGTACCTTTGTCACAACCGTGCCTGGCCCTAAACGACTTACGACGTTTAGGGTTTGATTTTTTAATGGTCATGTTGGCATCGCCAAATCTAACAATCTTTTCCTTGCCTTTATCGCAAGCTTTCACAACAAACTTCTTACCGCCAGAAACCTGACGTTTCGGCTTGTTGCATTTCATCTTGGACTTGTCGATCTTAGCCATTCAGCCAATCCCTATGCAACGTCATCCAATAATGCTGCTACAATGCATGTTGCAGTCGCTGCGCTTGAGCCATCGTGACCAATTGCGTGTATGTCAGCAACTGTTGTATTTGGAAGTCTTGCAAAAAATGACTCGTTAGGGCTTATTTTTACCGCATCACCTGTGGTGTTCGCCGCAGTTCCGGCATCAAAAACAACATAGATATGATTAGCTGCGTCCGTATTTTTAATATAAATAAACTCAACCTTATCACCTGTTGCTACTGCTGTCGGCTGCACATTAGCATTTACTGCGGTATAATCGGTATAATAACCCGCAATCAGATCTGTACTTGCTGCTGTAACACTGGTTAGTTTGTAGTACCACTTATCATTCGCGTCCTTCGGCGAAATAGTGGTTGTGGCTTCGATAGTTTTGGCTATCTCGTCCGGTAGAACTGTAGTCTTCATGACTACTGTAGCTGCGTCAGCCATGTTTTATCTCCTTTACACTCACCCGAAAAATCCAGTTATCGAAGTGATGTTGGTTAGGGTTACATGGCACTCATCCTCAAAGATGATACCATGATCGGGTATCGTTACTTGTGTGTCATCCGAGGTGTTGAACACCATGTCTAACAACGTTGCTCCACCGCTACCGTTTTTGAAAACTACTTGAGGGGATCCGCTTGAGGCTGTCTGTACATAGAAAGATTTCAAACGAGTCCTACCGCCTTGTAGTGTACCAGTGCCAGTAGCTGTCTTTGCAAATATAGAAGCAGCCATGTGTTACCTCCTCTAGGCGTTATTGATGCCTTGGATGTATTCAACCGTAACATTACCCGCGCCAGACGATCCTGCTGAAAAATCTATAAAGATCGGAAGATCAGCAGTTCCAATGTCTACCCAAGTATCCGCGTCTGTAATTGTTCCAGCCGAACCAAGCTTGACTACATTAGCTGCTGTACCTGCGGCTAACGCAGTAAACAATGAGGTAGAAGTTGAAGTCGTACCCATGCTGATATTTGCAGCATCACATGCAGTGGTGATATAAACCCGTATTTCAACGATTTGACTGTTAGCAGGAATAACCATTCCTGTATCCGCAGCAGTAGTAGATTGTGTCCAAGACGCTGTTTGCGCCATCTTAACGAAACCTACATTTGCTTTATTGGTTCCTACAGTTGTGCCTGTAGTATCCTTTATTGTCCCAGCTTTAATAGGACCTGAAAAAGTTGTTGTACCCATGTCGATCTCCTGTCTGGGTTAAGTCAGTGACCCCATGTCACTGTCAGGGATAACAACACTATACCACAGGAAATATAAAAAGAAAGGGGCAACCTAAGTTGCCCCAGTCATCAGGGAGGTAATCTTTGCAAAAAGACTACCTCATTGTATCACAAATTATGCTCCGGGTGAACCGAAAACACAACGTGGGTCTGAGAACCCAAAGCTGTAACGCTCACGAGCCTTGAATCTCATGTTACCAGTATCGAAGTCAGCTTCCATACCAGTGGACATTGGCGTACGCTCAAAGTGGACAAATCCACGAGGTGCGTCTGTCATGATGAAGAATGCATCTGGATCAGTTAGGAAGTCGTTAACAGCATAGCCGTTTGGCAACATACCCATTGATCTTAGAGCATTTACATCGTTGTCCGCTGTACCAACACGTAAGTTAGATACCATCAAACGTTCAGCGATAAACTGTAGCTGACGTGGGATGACCAACTTTGTGCCACGTAAAGCAACCTTGAGACCACGCTCATCAACAAAACCTGCGATGTTGATCAAAGCATCTTCGAGAGATGTTTCGTTCAAATCAGCCGCAGTTCCTGGTTCGTTAGCAAACGTACCACCGCTTGTTAGCGGGTGAGACGCATCACACAATGCAACTCCGTCGCCACCAGCAGAAGCACCTGCTGTGAAAGCGTTGTTCAGAATTGAAGCAGCTTTAACCTGCTTTGTGTGTGCCATTGAACGAGCCAACGCACGAGTATAACGTGAACCAAGACGATCATATAGATTGTCTTCCACTGCTTCCTCAGTAATTGAGAAGGCAAGTGCCAC